GTTGGGGTGGGGAGGCAGGCAAGAAATGGGCAAGCCAATGACAAAGGACGAGCTGGCAGAGGTGTCGAAGAAATGGCTGTCACCGATCGACGAGGTCATTGCCGATCTTGTCGATAAATCTCACCGCATGACAGCCGGGGCATTCAACAGGGAGGTCGATGAAGTCATCCGGCGCATCCCTGACCTGTGGGATCGTCTCGGCATTGCTTCCCTTGAAGAATCGCTGAATGATGCGATGGTCGAAGCATTCGCCGGACCGATAAAGAAAATCCAATTTCAGCAGCCCGAGGGGATGAGAGCTGCAAGGAGTGACGTGGACTTGAGACCATCAGAAGCAATGGCGAAAGCTGCTGCCTATGCTCTGGAGATTCGCAGGACAAAGCCACCGTCGCAGCGTGGGATGACCTCGGTGGGCATTGCCAGAGCACGCGACATCTCCAACCGAGTGCAGCTATCAGTCGACACAATCAAACGTATGATTTCATTCTTTGCCCGGCATGAAGTCGACAAGAAGGGGTCGACGTGGGATGAGAAGGGCAAAGGCTGGCAGGCATGGAACGGCTGGGGTGGCGATCCCGGCAGAGCGTGGGCGATTGCAAAACTCAAACAACTTGAGCGGGAATGATCAAATTGATAATCACAACCAAGGGCATCGACAAGGTCGTCTCGACCATGCTCAAACTGCAAAAAACAGAAGTGCGACGCAGGGCAATCAGTGTCGGAGCGAATGCTGCAATCGAGGTTGTCAAAGATTACTACCGCGACGGCGCAAGCGCCATGTGGAGTGGGACAGGACCAACGCAGGGCGCAGGCAGGAAGAAAACCCAGTGGTGGCGCGGTGTGGCAAACAACTGGAACGTGACCAAAGCAAACTCCCAAGGTGCGACATTGACAAATGCCAACACCGTTGGGTTCTCGCACAAAATCACTGGTGGAACAATCAAAGCAATGAGAAAAAAGTTCCTGACCATACCGGTTGACCCGAGGGCGCACGGGCTGTCTGCAAAAGGATTCTCGAATACATTCAAGAGTCTTGGTCCATTGTTCCGGGTTAAGAACATCTTGGCTGTGAGTGATGGAGAAGGCAAAATCAAACCAATCTTTGTGCTTAAACAATCAGTCACGCAAAGACCTTGGGCAAACGCACTAGTGCCAGAAAAAAACTATGTTGACGCATTTGCTGAAGGTGTCCTTGAGACGCTCATTGGTGAGGCTGAAAAATAAGACTAATGGGTTTCAACTATCCGTGGTAAATTAATTGCGAATTGAGCGCAGAACATGTCACAGCAGGGTTTGGAAATGAGATCGAATCTCAGACCGGCTCTATCGTGTATCTGCCAGAAGGTGTGCATCAAATCCAAGCAACCGTCAACGGCAAGCCACAGAAGCGCACCGTGACAGTTGACCAACGGGTCCTTGCCTCCTTCTCCGAAGACCTCGCATCTCGCCTCGCACGCAATGTCCGACCCTTTGCCGGGTTCGACCACGTCGCAGGTCCTGCATCGTTTCTGCCAAAGGAGTTCAGATATGAACCGGGCACAGGACTTGTGCTCGACGTCGAGTGGACCAGCGCAGGAAAAGCAGCCATCGAGGGAAAAGACTATTCCTACTTTTCGCCAAACTTCCTCCTGATGAATGGCATCCCATCCGGTCTTGCCGGTCATGGCGAAATCGGGTCGCTGGTCAATGAGCCAGCATTCGAAGCGATGGAGAAAATCGCAGCATCTCACCAAACAAACACTATGGACATCAAACAGTTAGTCGAATTGGGACTCGTCCCTGAAGGTCAGGACCCAGCATCTGCAATGGAAGTGGCGAAGGCTGCCCTTGCAACCTTGCGGGAAGAATCAGTCGCAGCAGCTCATGCCGAGACGATCCAAGCGCAACTGGATGCCGCAGTGGCAGAGAAGGATGCAGCTGAAGGGCAAGTGGCAGACCTGACCAAGAAGGTTGAGGACTTGACCACCGCAGCCGACGCTGCAGAAGACAAGAGCATTGAAGCAACCATCGCTGATGCTGTCACGGCTGGGCGCATTGCTGCACAGGATGACACCTCCAAAGCGTTTTGGCGCAAGTCGATCAAAGCTGACAAGGCGGCAATCGCCATCTTGCATGCACTCCCGACTAAGCCAATCAATGGCGAGGTCATTCTTGCCGGAAAAGCAGACAAACAAGTCAACAATCTCAAAGGCATTGCCCGAGTCGAGGCTGCCCTCAAAAATCAACCATAATAAACAAATACCATGTCCCTATCACTACTTGACCTCGCAAAACTGAACGGATCTGACCAAGTCGTTGGTCTGATCGAAGAAGTGGCTTCATCCTCGCCAGAGGTGACGATCATCCCTGCTCGCACCATTCGTGGGACGAGCTACAAAACCGTGAGTCGGAACTCTCGCCCGTCGGTTTCCTTCCGTGCTGCCAATGAAGGCACAGCGGGAAGTGCATCGATGTTCTCCGAGCGCCTCGTTGAATGCTTCATCCTCTCTGCTCGTGTGGAGATCGACAAAGCAGTCGCCCGTGGATACGAAGACGGACCCGAAGCGCTCCAAGCCATTGAGGCAGTTGGCACCATGCGGGCAGCACTCACGCAAGTGGGCAGCCAGACGATCTACGGCACCTCGAACAGCAGCAAAGGTTTCCTCGGTCTGCAAGAACTCCTCGCAGTCTTTGGCTCTGACCTCGTTGTCGATGCCGGGGGCACAACTGCCGACACCGGCTCGAGCGTCTACGCCATCCAAGCAGGCGTTCAAGGTGTTCAATATGTCTACGGAAACGGCACCACGTTCGACCTCTCGCCATTCCGCGAAGGCGATGCAGTCGATGCCAACAGCAACCGGTTTGCTGCATTCATCGCTGACCTCACCTCATGGGTCGGTCTTCAGTGCGTGAACAAGTTCGCTGTCGGTCGCCTCAAGGATGCAACTGCCGACTCTGGCAAAGGTGTGACAGACGCCAAGATTGCCGAGCTTATCAGCAAGTTCCCAATCGGACAAATGCCAACGCATCTTCTGATGAACCGTCGCAGTGCCTTCCAACTTGCAGTCAGCCGGACCACGGCACCGAACAGCAAACAGGAAGCATTCACCGGCATCATCCCCTTCGGCATGCCGACCGAGTCCTTCGGTCTTCCAATCATCGTGACTGACTCGATCGTATCGACCGAGGCTCTGTCCTAAGATCAAACTCCAACACCCAACCAATAAAATATCATGTCCTACGAATTTAATCGCAACCAGCAAGACCTGAGATACACCGTCGCAACGGCACTGCACACAACTGCCGCAAACTCCGCATCCTTGGATCTGGAGCAAGTGACAGGTGGTGATGTTGAGCGCATTGTTGGAGAGATCATCTCGCCAGCAAGCGCAGCAACGACCGATAAAATCTGCACCTACACCCTGCAAGATTCAGCCGACAACTCGAACTGGGCAGCCGTCGACCCTGCCACCACAACCACCATCACCGCTGTAAGCTCTGCGCTCGCTGCCAAGACAGTGCGTTTTCGGTTCCCGCCAAACACCCGCCGATATGTTCGCATCGCTCAGACGGGTAATACGCTCGGCTCCGTCACCGGCAACTTCACTTTCAAGGTGTTGTTCTAAGGTTTTTTCATAGCATAGTTGAGTCATCAAGGGTGGTGGTGGGTTTTTTTCTCCCATTGCCACCCTTGTTTCTTACAGCCTCCATCAATTTCATCACATGGCTTGGACCACCCTTTCATTCTCTGGACTAAGAGACAGACTCTCAAGCGATGAGTTGTCCCGGCTGTTGGCAGAATGCCCGACCCCAGAGGAAAAAGCAGACAGCATCTTGACCGCAGTGGCGCAGGATGTTGTTTCACGGGTCAACGCAGGGCGCAGGAAGCGTGGACTGCCCCCGCTAGTCAACACCGGGATGTCGGTGCCTTACGGAGCAACCCGGCACGCCTATGTGCTCACGCGCAGGGAGCTGACTGATTCCTATCCATCACTCGCAGAGTTCAATGGAGACGACCGCAAAATCTCGGTCGAGGAGGCAAACAACTATTTGACAGACCTTGCGAACAACAATGCAGACTCGGATGACACTGGGGCACAATCATTTGTCTCGGTGTCGACTGGGTCCTTTCGCATCAGTGGCAAAGACCTGATGGATTTTGCAGAAGCACCATGAGCATCATTCGTCAGATTGTTGAAAGCATAGCGGCAACACTCGCCGCGCATGCTTATTTCCGCACGCTGCCAAACATCCCCGTCATCGTCGAGGACCACCGGGACATTGATCAGCAGATTGAAAAGGCAATGAACTCCTGCGGGGCATTTGTTCTCGTCAACTTCTCAAGCAGCAGCACCAGCACCGGGGACACCCCGGGTCCATACATGGACGAGTGCGAGTTCCTTGTCACAGTCAGCGAGATTCCAAGCGTCTGGCGTCAGCAGCTTGGCAGCCAGTCGAAACCCTCCTGCACCGAGATTGCCGAGGCGGCTGCACGGATCCTCCACCACCACATCCCGCTCGATCAAGATGATGCTGCACTCACCGGCGGGGTTTTGACATTTTCCGGCATGGAACAAAACGCCATCCCACCAATGCTTCAACAGATTTTGAAATTCAACTGCCCGGTCGGGCTCAACAACGTAACTCCAACAAGAAACTGATATGCCAACATTCGACAGAACTACAATCGTCAGAGGTCCCTGCAAGATCACCTACGACAGCGCGACATTCTACAGCAAAGGCAATGTGGTCCTGACCACCGCCAACGCAACATTCGACAAGGAGACTGATGCCTACGGTGTTGTGAGCAAAGCCAAAACGGATTTCACTATGGTCGTGGAGTTTGAACCAGTCGGTGAGATCGAATTTCTCACCGTTCTTTTCCCTCACGGCAACACCGCGATGGGAGCCAGCATCTATGGATCCACAGACAAGCCATTGGTCATCGTCTCAGTGGATAAAACCTATACCATCCTCAACGCACAAATTACGCAGATGCCGAGCATTCAATGCTCTGCCAACAAGACGGCATTTGGCAGCGTGCAGTTCACCGGTCTTCTGAAGAAATCCGGTGACCCTGCGCTCTTGATCGACTACATGACATCTGGGGCAGGGGCAAGCATCGGCACTGGGTTCTCACCCGGCGGCATCATCACGGCACCATACCAAGCAACGCTTGGCGCAATCTCGCCATTCTTCAGCGCAGAGGGATTTGAGATCAGCTTCGATCTTGGTTTCAGCCCGGTCGTAGTCGACGGCATCGGCACGGTCGATATGACAATGCAATCGCTCGGGTGCAACATCTCCTGTGTCCCAACCGGCGCAGCGCAGAATGACTTCGACACGTTCTTCAACCTGCTCGATGCCGGTGAGGATCTCGCAAGCAGTGCGCTCGACATCACGACAGCCACTGTCGGGGGTCTCAACTTCGACTGCGCTGCTGTGCAGGTTATTGATTTCGTGCGCAACTTCAGTGCCTCGGAGAACAGACTGGGTGCGCTGACATTGGCAGCCAAGCGAACATTCTCCTCAGGTGTGCCGGTCGCATTGTTCACGGTCACAGCAGTATAATCGATGTATGTCTCAATTCAGCGTGGGTCTGTGGTCTTTGTCCTTGCCGGCGGCGATGGGCAAAGGTCCGAGACATCAAACTTGAGGATCAGTTCGCAGACGAATTTCCAACAGGCTGCCTATATTGAGGCAGCCGAGTTCGTGCAGTTCCACCGAGGTGGGGCTGCAACAACTGTTTCATTTTCCTCAGTCCTGACCTTCCCGACGTTGGCAGAGGCTGAAACCTATCTGCTCAACACCCCGCAGGGTCTGATCAACCAAGCAGACATGACGGCAACCATTGGCAGACTGACAGCGGCTGGCACCCGGCAGGTTGAGACTCTCACCTGCGTTGGCAATGCCAGCATAAATGGGAACATCAACTGGGCATTGACTGCGGCTGATGGCAATGCCAGCGGCACCGTGGCAGTCCTTAGCGGTGACACCCCGACGCTCTACGCACCGAAGATTGCAGCGGCACTCAATGCCAGCTCTGCCTTCGCGGTGTCCAACATAGCAAGCAGTTCTGGCACGACTGTGATTGTGACCAAACGCAACGCAGCGGCAAATGACGCAACCTTGGCACTGGTCACAACTAACGGCTCGCCGTCGCCAACCATCACCGGGGCAACCAGCGCAGACACCACTGCAGGTGTGGCACCAACGATCACCAACGGCGTCACGCTCTCAGATGTGAGCTGCATGCTGGACCTCTCACAGCTCGGGGTTGCAATCACCCAAAACGTCACACTTCTTGGGAAATATGGCAGTTAAAAAAGTAGACATCAATATCAAGACAACTGCTGACACCACCGGGCTGCAGCAAACGACGGCTGCTGCAAAACAGCTAACGGCTGCCACCAACGCCAGCAACACGTCATCCAAAGCGATGTCTGCCAACACTGGCAAAGCTGGTCAAATTGCGACATCAGCAGGATTTCAGATTCAGGACTTCGCCGTGCAGGTTGGCATGGGGACAAGCGCACTCACTGCGTTCGGACAACAGGCACCGCAGTTGCTAGGCATCTTTGGACCAGCGGGGGCGATTGCAGGCGCAGTTGTCGCCATTGGTGCAGTTGCGGCAAAGGTGTTCCTGACCATGTCCGAAGGGGCGCAGCAAACCAGCGAGGACATGGACAAGATTGCCGCTGACCTCGAAAAGGCATTTGGTGACCATGCGAAAAAGCTCGTGGCTGATTTTGCTGCGGAGCTTGAGGGGATGACCAGCGCAACGAAAGCACAGCGAGAGGCAGAGATGTCGCTTTTTGAGATCCGCAACCTGCAAGACGAATCGAATGCTAGGTTGATCGGGTCAAACTTGGCACTTGAGGAGGCTGGCATCAAATATCTCAAAACTATTGGTCTTCTGGTAAACGATGAGAAAGCTCTGGCTGCTGTGCGCAAAGAGGCGGCAGACAAGACCACAGAGGCAGCAATCGCGGCAGAGAATGCCAAGGCAGAAACAGCACGCAAAAAATATGAAGATTCTGTTCAATCCTACTCACTTGTGCAAGATGAGTTGTCTCAGGCAGAAAAACGGCTGGCAGAACTTGAGCAACAGCAGCAGGCAGCACTAGCACAAAAACAAATCTCTGCACGGGGAGATGCCTCTCTAGTCAAACGAGGGGTCTTAAAAGAAGGGCAAACCTCAGTTGCCTCGCAAGCAATTCAAGGAGAACTCGACACATTAAAAAAACAGATTGAGGGGGTCTATAAGGTCATCGAGGGGGCACCGGCAAGAATGCAAGAAATCACTTCGCAGTCAATCGCGCAAGCGGCAGAACTTGATGTTGCACTTGCACAATCTCAAACTGCAATCAGCGAGATCACGCAGAAAGCAGACCTCACCGCAAGGGCTGCTGAACTGACCGCAGCAACCACTCAGATCACAGCCGACGCTAAGACAATCACCGAGGAGATTGCAAAAGTCGAAGCAGTTGGTCCATTGCAAGAGAAGGCGAAAGCGCAGATCATGCAGGCAGCGGCAGACGGCGTCATCACAGCGCAGGATCAAATTGCAATCAGCCAAAACCTCAACGTGCTGCAAACGTCGCTGAAGACAGGACAAACAGAATCGCTGAACACTGTAAGG